ATGTTATGAATGCACTGGTTACATCTTGTAATTGGAATGGTGTGGTTTGTGTGAAGTCTTTGATCAGTCTAAATGCTTTTGCGGCACCTTCAGTGGATCCTTCAACTGTGACAAGTGTGGCTCTTAAATCTTCAAATTGTCTTATTGTGTTGATTAAACCACGGACTACGGCGGCAGTTCCTATCGCCAATAAGGCACCTGCCGCGGCTTTGGCTAGTTTTCTTGTATTGCTTAAACTTTTGTTTAAGCCTTCAATATTGCCTTTTGCTTTGCCTAGTGCGGCCCCTGTCTTATCGACGACGACCAGTTCTAGGCGAATGTTTTCCGCCATGGTTCATTCCTTTATTCATTTCGTCATGCTGTATTTTAAAATATGAGTTCCATAGTTGGATCTCCAGGACACTGAACTGCATGACTTCTTCTACTGATTTACCTAGTTCTTTTGCTATGTGCATCAATAGAAATAGCTCAGTATCCTCTCTTAGTTTTTTTCTACATCCTCCAACTTGTAATCACTTGTAGCATTATTTAGAGCTGATGCAACTCTGATTAACACTGTTGGATCTGCTTCATTCATTAATGTTACTTTGTCGAACTTGTTAAACATTGGTTTCCCATCTGGATCTAATGCTTTGCTGATGATTGATTCTACCAGCGCCTCGACTGTGTTGCCTTGTTGTTGTTGCTGTATAATCTTTGACTCTATTGCAAACGAATATACAGGTTTGTAGTAAATATCTGCTTTCCATTCAGGCACAGATATTGACAGTAGTCCACCACCTAATTTTGATTTGTAGTGTCCTTTGATGTTTTCTAATACTTTGTTCATTAGATTTTTCCTCTTCTTTTAAATGCCTCTAGAGTTGGTTTTAATATTCCTCTAGGTGCTTGTTTGCTGTGCCCTTTTTCTAATCTGCCAATATACGGTGTTCTATTGACAATTTTAGTTTCTTTTTGTATTGCATTTGAATCAGTTGGGTTCGTGCCTTTTCTGATTTGCCAACCTCTTCTTGCTCTACCTTTGTCTTTTGGTGTTGCCTTTACAGCCTCTTCATATAATGCCTGTGAGACTCTGGTGCCCACTCGACCCAACTCTCGTTGTATGCGAGTGAACACTGAATCTAGATTTTTGATCTTTGCAGATATCATTAGATAGTTTCTTCGTGTAAGATCCCGTTTCCTTGAAAAGCGACACTTACAGTCACTAAGTCATCGAATGATGCTGTTCTTGAAACTGAAGTTACTATCACATTCCCAGTGTATTTCACACCAGTTGTGTTTGGATAGAACTCTACCGCTACTGTCGAATCAGACGCTGGATTGAATATTGACACATCTTGTGATTGAGTTGTATCATATATGCATTCCATTGTGCCTGTAAAAGCGTGTAAGCCTGAAAGATATGTTCGTGCTCCACCACTCGACATTGAAGTATTTTCAATAACATCTTTAGTATGTTCTACTGTCCATGATCTGACTTCGAGTACTTGCTCCATTGCTCCGCCAGAGTCTGAACCAAACATAACTTTTCCGTTTTCACCAGTTATCGTGGCCATATTATTTCTCCTCTTTGTTTAATTGTTGAATATCCCATTCGATGTCTTGTAGATCATCGTCGGGAGTTTTTAATATTTCTGCTTCTGCTGTTATTATTGCCTTGGGCAGAGTTTTTTTCTTAGATACGGTTTTCTTTGCTTTTGTTTTTTCAGTCCATCCGCTGTCTAAAAATCCTTGTAGTTTGTCTATTTCTATTTCTTTTGTGATAGAACCTAGATACACTTTGGTTGTTTTCATTATAGTGCTCCTTTAGTAAATGAATATTGTACATCTGCCAACACGAGAAATTCACCTAATGGAGGTGTTCTATCAATAACTTCTATTGATTTAACTCTTGTTGTGGATGCTTTATTGGTTAGTTCTCTTGTTCTGTCCGAATTTAGAGTTTCTTCTATTCTTTCGATTAATTCGTTTCGCTTTTGGTCCACTGTGATAATTTGTGCTGATCTACCATCAGCTCTAACGAATCCTCTGATCTGTATTTCGATTATGCCTCTGCGTCCCCCACCCATGGCGTTGTCTTCTCTAGTTTCATTGCCTGTGGTGATTAGCAGTGCTGGAAATTGTGTAATGGCTAATTTCTGCACATCGAATGGTTCTCTTGTGACTAGGACCGGCTTAGGCGGATCCATATCTCTAAGTACTAACTCTATATTTTTTGCTATTGATTCTCTTGAGCTCATTCTTTACCTTTTTAGGCGAAGATAATGAGTAGGTTCTTGTTCTGCGTCAGACACTGTGCCTGATGAATCGAAATCGTATTTGATACCATCACGAAGAACTAGGTCGAACTCTCGCTCATATTCTCTTCTATAATATTCCATTTTTCTTTCAAAGATGTCTTGTTCTACATCGAATTTTGATAATTTAGGAAGAATGTGAAAGCCCAGTGCATTATACACAGCCGCTGTGGTCAATTGACTTGCGGTGTATAAATCTTCATCAGGTTCTCTTTGTGATGATGCTAGATATTTGATGTCATACAGACCCACTTGCTGTGTAGGCCACCACTTCACTCGAAGGTCTCTGAACACATCTTCTTGTGCTCTTGTGATTTCTTCATCAAAGTCTGGAATACCGTGATTGAGTATGTCGGGTTCGTATTTTGTTATATCTGCTATTGTTAATAATGTAGCCATTGGGTTCTTCCCTTTTCAGTTTATAAAGAACAAGTTCTTCTTGTCTTGATATGATTATTTATTCTAATTAGAAAAAGAAAGGGCGATAGTTGCCTACCGCCCCTTCAGTTATGCTGTCAATTATTTATTATAATTGTGCGTCGCCGATGATCGCCACACCATATTGGTCAAATATCTCTTTGACTCCATAGGCGTGAGTACAGACCAATTCGGTACTTCTTTTGGAAGCGTCGCGTTGTTGCTCTATACGCAAAGGTCTTTTGTTAACATAACCCAATGCTTGTTGTGAGAAAGCCGCACCATAGTAAGTGCCTGCTGAGTCACCACCTGTTACGACAGTTGATTCAAACACATTTAAGCCGGCTATGTTACCTACAAAGCCTGATCTTAATGCTTCATTACCCAAATCACTTGGATTAACCATGTTAGTGTTACCTGCACCAGTTAATTGTTGTTTGATTTGATATGCTTGATATGGGTGTAAGATACAGTAGTAAGGTCCAGGCGCTTGGTTGGCTCTTAATTTAGCCGCCGCCTTGAATAAGTCTGACACTGTGATCTCTGTGTTAGCACCGCCCACTGTGTTTGAGAATCCGCTGAACAATGCCGCTAGATCTTCATCCACTTTTTTAGCCATGCCGTCACCCATCTGTCTTCCAATTGCCGCCGCCACATCGATTGTAGCAGTTTCTTTTGATAGATCAGTTAAGTTCACTAATACACCTTTTTCTGCACAAGTGATTTCTACGCTTGTTGTATCGAAAGATGTTTCAGTTGTTAAATCCGAACCTTCTGTCAAATTGCCTGATGCAATAATTGGAAGTTTAGGAATTTGTGCAATAAGTCCCGGAGTGCCACTCATATCATAGTTTTGAACCAACGGTCTGATGACTGTTTGTTCTGATAGTGTGTATAACGCCGCTTGGACTATATTGGCATATAACTCTTGTGTAAGAGTTGATGTTGTAATTGCCATTTTAGTGCTCCTGTTTTAGTTTATATGGCGTTAGATCTTGATCCCTCTATCTTGCATCAATTTTTTGTATTGAACACGATGTTCTGGTTTCGATAGATCCAACTTGGTTATATCATTATCCACCAATGTTTTTTGCTTGCCTATGCCTTGTCCTGTGCCTGAGCCTGTAGGTCCTGCACTCACAAAGTGTGGGTTTGCTTGAAGAAATTCTGATACCAAGTCTTTAACTTGTAATGGATCACCTGATTCGTTGTAACGAACTTGACCCGTTTTGCTGTCTATCACATCCACTGTGCCTGCTTCAGAAAGTTTCAATTGTCCTTTTAACAGTTGTGTAACCTGTGTAGGGTTAACTGCTTTAAGGTTTGAAGCCTCGCTTAACAGAGCACCATCAACTTTGATTGAATGAAGTTCTGACTGATATTGTTGGATTTTTGAATTGAACTTTTCTGCTTGTTCTTTTAACAATGCTTCGAATTCGCCTCTCTTTTCCAAGTCTGCCTGTCTTGCCTTCTCTTCTTTCTCCACTAACTTTTGATAGTGATCTACATCTACGCCTGAGTACTTTTTCTCGTACTTGGCTCTTTCCCTCTCCAATCTAGCATGAATTTGTCTTTCAAGTTCTTGTTGAGTGAAAGTTTTTGTTTCAGTTGCTTCTTCTTTAACTGGTGTTTCAGCCTGCTCTTTGATTTCAGGTGCAGTGTCCTGAGATTTTACCGCTTGTGTTTCTGCGTTCATTTATATGTCCTCTTTGTTTTGAGTTGAGTTCTACTCACCTACTATTGTAGTGATATTGTATTTATTATCGCTTCTTCTTCTTGCCTCTTGTCATTGGCTTTTTAGGCATTCTTTTTTTGCCTCTTGTGTGCTTTGGCATGTTCATCTCCCTTGTCCTCTGTATTCTTTATAGTTGCGTTTTTCTGATTTGTTCAGACGCTTTTTGTGTCTGCCTAACTTT